CCTATGTTGCGGTCCTCACTGCTCGATATGCTCGAAATTGTGTCCATTTGTAAGAGCACGCTTCGCCGGAGCGGCTGCTGCCGGCTCCTCCGCTGGCGTCGTTTCGACGTCCGCGTCGGGGTTGCCGCCGGTGTCGGTGACAGTCGTCTTGCTGGTGTACACGAGCTCGATGTCGTATTCCTTGGCAAGCTCGCGTTCCTGCTGGATCGTTTCAAAATGCTCCCGGATGTCGATGCCGCGTTCGGCGAGCGTATCGGTCAGCGTCGAAAGATTGTTTTGCAGGGCAAGCACGTCAGCATCGATCTCATCCTTCGGATTTACATAATCCCAGCCACGCGGCTGCCATTTCGGATTTTGCACCTGTTGAAATTCTTTCGGGCTCAGCTTCAGCTTTCCGCTCAGCACCGCTGCCGGCAGAAAGTCGTGATAGACCTCACGGCAAAGCATGTCTCCGACGAAATCCTGCAGCTCTCGGTAGACGTCACGCTCATCGGCCTGGCCGACACGGGCGGACGAATAATTGACGGCCTTCATGTCTCCCGCGAGCGAGAAATATGGAACGTCCAGCCCCGCTGCGATCTTGGAGATGATCTGTTTATCGAACTCGACGAAATTCTGCTGCGGCTGTTTCGGATCGAATTGGTTGAAATCGTAACCGTCCGGCCCGATCAGGAAAGATGCCGGCTGCATGTCCATTTCAATATCGCGTTCACGACCGGTTTCCTCATCCGTGACGCCCTTGAATTCGGTTTCGTCATCGTCTTTCTTGGTGAAGATCCCGCCTGACATCGCGGTCATTTTTGCAGAATCGAGCACGGCACCCTCAAAAACGTGCAAATTCTTGCCGGGCAATAAAACAGCAGCGTATGCCGTGACGCCCCGGACCTGGCTTTCGTCCTCATTGACGAGAAACGCGTGGATCATCTGCTCGGCCGGAACGCGGATGCGTGTCATCTGGTGCTTTACGCTGAACTGAACATCGCTCGGCGGCGTCCGGAGCCAATAGGCGACGGGCCGGTCAGTGTCGTCGATCTCGACCGACATGATGATACGGTTGCCGTTGCTGTGGATCGCATTCCACTGCTCATCGAGATAGTCGACATTCCAGAATTTGAGGGCGAAGCCGAACGGGCCGGACGCGACTTTTTGAACCAGCGTCTCGCCATCCCGGATCAGGTGGGTGATGAAAAGCCGCTGGGCCGCAAGCCAGTTGAGCTTGCCTGTGACCGAACAATTCTCTTTGAAGCCCCACTCCCACCAGGCATCCTGGACGCGTTTATTAAGTTCGGCATTGAGCGTCTTGCCATCGGGCAGATACGCACGGACCATCAACTGCAAGCCTTTCGGTCCGATGACGTTTGTACGGCACATCCGCAGGAATTTGCGAAAGTATGCATCGTCATGGCACATCTGACGGGCACGGGCCCGCAGCTGCGGTACCGACTGCCGCAGTTCCCAATTCGAAGACCGCGGCCACATCGTCCAATCAGCGTTAAGTCGAGTGCGTTTGGCTGCGGCGTATTCGCGTTTGTGACGTCCGGACGTCTTGGGCGGAAAGATCGCATCGTAAAGACGGGCCGCTAATTTCTTTTGTTTTTTCATCGCTCAAACATCCTCACTTTTACCGACTTGGCGAACGGTCCGCCGTTTTTCACGCGTTCGGCCAGATTTTCGCGGCTGACGATGCCCGCGTATTTATCCCGCAATGCCAGCAGATCTGCCCTGGTAGTTCGCTTAACGTGGCGATTGCCGGCGGGCGTCGTGATCTCGTATTCGAGGATGTCCGTCATATCACCCTCGCCCGCGGCGAGAATAGCGGCATCGATCGAATCAAGTATCTTTTTCGCGGTGGTGCGAAGATCGATATCGCCGGTCTCGCCCGAAACAAATCCCTGCTCGACGGTCAGGCCGCCCTCGGCGATCATTTCCTTATTGGTCGCATCGGCGGCCTCTGTCACCCACGCCTGCCACCTGTACTGACCGACGACGAATGGCAGCGTTTGTGACGCCAGCAGCGTAGTTATAAATGCCGTGCCGTCGGCAACGCCCGCGACATCGGCTCCTGGGCCCAGGCCGCGAAAGCGGTATTCGAGCGTCCATTCGGTCGCGGGAAAGCCGCAAAAGCTGCGTTTCCATTCGGCCTGCTCGCCCTGTGTGACGGTCGTCGGTTCTGTCGTTCTCATAGTTGCCCCTTAACTAAAAATTTGATCGCGATACGGTGAAGCTGCCTTCATCCGCCGCCTTGCCGGTGCCCGTCGCGTAAAAGCGGTAATGCCAGGTCCCGGACATATTGGCATCGATGTCCGCATGGTAATTTCCGACAGAGTCTTTAACGATCTCAACGTCAACGCCATACGTGAGATCGGTTTGGGCTCCCTCGGGATCTTTGAACGAAAAGAAAACATTCGTCGGGTCCGCGGCGACACCAGCCGTGTTTTTGAAGATCGCCGAAACGGTGACACTGGTACCGAGTGAATATTCGTTCGTTGTGCTCATGTCTGTTTTGCGTCTCCTATTTCGACCGTTGCCGACGTGCTTTCGGCTATCGATGTCCGTCGGTGCTCGGCAAGCGTCACGCTACTCGCGGCCGCGTCGATCGCGGTGCATCGACCGGGTGGCTCTTCCGGCATCGCTCCCCAAGCGTTGCCCCATGCCGTCATCCACGAATTGAGCCACGCACTTGCCATTTATGCCGGTCCCCACGAATCATTTGTTTCGCCTGTTCCGGTGATCTCGATATCATTCACACATTTGATATTTGCATCGACCTCGCCCGTGACCGTAAACGTCAATTGGTCGGTCTTGGTCTTGATCGCACTGACATCCGAATTAACACCAGAAATTGCCGCAAGCGTGGCGTCATCTGCCGTTCCGAGGGCTGTCGCAAGCTCGGCGTTCGTCGGCAACGCGTCAAGCTGAGTGTCGAGATTTGCGGACGCCAGCCCAACCGCTGAACGTGTCGCAGCGGCATCGAGGGGAGCCGTATAGCCCGACGTCGACAGCCTCGTCGACAGAACGACGTCGAGCTTGTCGAGGATCCATTTGCCGATGCTGCCTGATGTTATCAGGGCCGATGTGAGAGCATCCCAGATCGCCTGGACACCTGCCGCCGACAGCCCGTAACCGGTCTTGTCGTTATTCGTTGAGACGGTGATGCCGGTCGCAGCCGTGATATTCGTCGTGCTCGCCGGTGAAGCAGGCAGATTTGTGGTTTTCGCGTTGACGGCCGCGACATCAGCGGAAACGGACGCTCCTGCCGGTGCTCCGAGCCTTGCGAATGCGTCGCCCGTCATCGCCGCGGCGGTCGCAGCTTTCCAGTCCTCAACATCGGCCTTCATAAAACCATTGATATCAAGGGCGGCCGGAATTCGCGTCTGAATATTATCCGTATCGGATTGGATGGCGGCGATATCTGCCGAGACCGAGGCCCCTGCAGGTGCCCCAAGACGGGCATAAGCATCGCCTGTCTGGGCTGTGCCAACGGTCCAGTCAGCAAGTTTTTTACCGATGCTGCCGACAGTCGTCAATGCCGAGGTTAAAGCGTCCCAAAAGGCCTGTACGCCCGCCGCTGAAAGAGCATAGCCCGTCTTGCCGATGTTCCAATCGCCCTTGCCGTTCAAAGCAGCCGCGGCGATCCCGGCCGCCGTCAGCCAGTTTGACGTGATTGCCGGCAGATTGGTCAATGTGGTCACTGTCGGCACAACGCCGTCGGTCGCAAGTCCCTGCACCGCTTTTACGGTCGTGATGGCCGTTGCCGCGACGTTGTTCATATTCTTCACGTTGATATCCTGAATGCCGGCGGTCGCGGGCGTCGAGTAGGCGGTGCCAAGTAGATATTTGTCATCGACGATCGGAACGCCGGCGACATTCGGAGCTGGGACGGCCCCACCATTCCATTGCTTCACGTTCACGGCTCCGTCCAATGCGAGAGTCAACGGCCGCGGGTCCCAGATCTCAAAAACGAACGCACCCCATGCATCCGACGCCGTTGAGTTATCCGGGCCGCCGTATCTGATATTTGACGAGGCAACTAAAAACTCCACTCCATAGGCTGCATCAAAGACGGTCGAGCCCGGTGACAGACCCGTTATCGTAAATTCAGCCATCGCGACAGCCCGTGTCGTTGCGAGAGCGGTTCCGTTGATCGTGATCTGCGGCGAGACTCGTCCCTTAACCGATGCTCCGACCATTACACCAAGCAGGATCTGCGGATATGTCGCCGCTCCCTCGATAGCACACATCATTTTGATGCGGACCATGCCATGAGCCGGCACAGTGACGGTCTGTCTCAGATTCGTCGTATCGAACGCCGTCATCGCAATGTTCGCGGTGCAGGCTTTCGTCGCCGACGACGATGGATCGTATAAAATTGCTCCGAGTAGGTTCATTTTATGTTTTCCCCGCTCAAAATCTGCTGCTCCTGAAACTCAAGACTTTCGCCTTTCTCTTTGGCGTCGGTGCCGGCTGCGGCGGTTCTGTATTCGGATCGTTCGTCGGATCATCCGCCAGCAATTCCATTCGATCTGCGACTTCGGCATGCTGCAGGCGGCGTTTTGCGATCGCTTCGTAATTCGGGTTGAGGATCGCACGGGCGACGAGGGCGTAGACGCGGACGTCGAGAGCCTCGTTGCGGACGTTTGGGCCGACTTTTTCATAGACTCGGTAGGTCCGGCCGCCGCGGGTGTGCGTCACCATCCGCTCGGAGCACAGCTGCTTCATGTGAGCGTCCTCGTTGTACGGCTGGCGATCGGGAAAATGGCAATATGCAGGCCCGGGCTTTTCGACCTTGAGAGCGGCAAAGATATCGTCCTTGGCGGCGTTGGTCCCAACGGGAAACATGCGGATCTTCGGGTTTTTGCCTGTTTCGGTCGGCTTTGAGACCAGCGGCTTGAACGGATCGGACATTCCCTTGACCGCGAACCATCGCTTTGCCGCGTATTTCTTTACGAATTTAGCGACGATCGTCGATAGATAGCCATAATCGATGCCGACGCACTGGATGCGAAACGTCTGGCCGCCCTGGCCATGAAACGACGACATAAGATATACCTTCAGATCGTCCCAAACGCTCGACAGCGGTTCGGCATCGGCGTCCGTTTCTTCCTCATCATCGGTTATCTCGATGCCCGGCGAACCGTGAAAAACCTTGTAATCGATCGACCACGATTCATGATCCTTGCCCCATCCGACGACCTCAACCTCGAGGCGGTCTTTTTGCACGTCGACGCCCGCGGTCAGAACCAAAACGCCGGGCGGGACCGCCGTCGGATAGGTTTCGAGGTTCCACGTCAGGTCCTCGTACTCGATCTGCTCAACAGGCTTCCATGTTTCGCCGAGCACGGTATTCGTATAGACCTCGAGCTTGGCCTTGGACTTTTGCGATTCGAGAAAATCGACGACCATACGGCCCCAGCCGACAAACGGCGAGTAGATCTGGTTTATCTTAAAAGACGCGACGCCATTGAAGGGTTTTGCCGCTACCCAATGGCCATAAGCCAGCATTTCGTCGCGATCAAACTCTTCGATCACAGCGTGACAGTGTTCGCAGAGATAAAACGGCGATTCGGGCTCGTCAGCGTTCCATTTCAGGCCGTAAGCGACGTCTTTTCCGCCGAATTTGAGCGTCTGAAACTCATTGCAGTGCGGACACGGAACGTAATATTCACGCTGATCACCGCGTTCGTAGTCGTGCGAGATATCGCCGCAGGTCTCGCCCATGCCGCAATCGCACCGCCGCGGCGTCGAATTCTTGATGATCAGCTCTTCGCCGTCATAAGTTTTGGTCCTGGCCTCGCCTAATTTGACCGCATCGCCCTCATTTGTCGGCTTATAAGCAGCCTTTTCGTCGAATGCGATGACCTGGGCGGGGCGGGACGACAATTCCGCGGGTGACGTCGCCCATGTGATATAAAGTCCGCCGCCGGCGAAGCGTTTGACGTTCTGGTTATTGTCCTCGGGGCGAGCGGAGATGAGCTGCCGCAGCTCGGGCGTCGCACGCACCATCGAGTCGAAGGCCTCCTGCGTCCAGGCCTTTGCCTTGTCCTCTTTTTCGGCACAATAGATCATTTCGGTCGGTGCCTGATGGATCCGCTTGCCAAAGACGTTGTTGATCACCTCGGAGCCGCCAACCTGCGACGATTTCTGGAAAACGATCTCGCGAACAAGCGGATTATCGGCCGCAGCCATGATCTCGGTCAGGAATGGCAGTGTTTCATTCGACCATTTGCCCTTGCGTGAGCCGCGATCGACGTAGCGATAAGTCTCGGCCCACTCCGGCGTCGTCATTTCATGCGGTATCGCGAGCTCGATGCCCGTTCTGACTGCCCTTTTTGTCGATGCCGAGTAGCCCATTTAACCGATAAATTCCTCGTAATTATCCCGAAGCTGCTTCATGATCTTGTCGCAGTCAGTTTTCAATATCTTTTTTACCGCCGTCACATTCTTTGCCTTGGCCAGCTTCGCCCCGATCCGTTTCGGTTGGCGTATGACTTGCTCCTGATAGAGCGTGCCGACGATCTTTTGCACGAGCTCGATTGCCTCGTGCATCGGCACGAGCTCGCCGCGGACCTCGGCAAGTTTCATCTCCTTGAGTTGGGCCGATGCCCGTTTATCGCGGATATTGACCGCCGACAGGCTGTCTTTCGCCGCCTTGATGGCAAATTCCATCTCGTCGTCGAAGAAAAACACCTGGTTTTTCGACGTGGAACGTTCCACATCCGGCTCATAGCCGAGGTCATCAAGCCGCGAGGTGCACGTCTGCCGGTGAATACCGCACCGCTTGGCGATCTCGCTGATCGAGAGCCACTCGCCTTTTGGTTGAATTTTCACTGCTGACGCACTCATTTCGCTGTTGCTAACGCTTTCTGAATTCCCGCCTTGATGTTTGTATCGAGGTTTCTGGCCACGATGCGTTTTATCGGCTCATAGAAAGTGCTTTGCCTTCTTATCCGCACCTTCTTTTCCAAAATATACAGGGCGACGATCTTTTGGTTTTTGCCGCGGCCGACTCGTCGGTAAAGTATCGTCTCGCCGCGTGTATTGGTCGCGATAAAGCTGTTTTTGCCTTTCAACGCCTGCGGCCGCTGGGCCCGCGGGATGATCATTCGCTTGTTTCGTCGAACGTTGTCCGTTGGCACCGTGATCCGCCCGCCCGAGCGTCCCGTTTTATCGCCGCCGGTCTCGTGAAGCTCCAACCAGTCAGCCGCCGTACGGACCTCGCTCGAGAGATCGTTCTTCGTCGCCGGCTTGATCTTGATGCCGAACTTATTCGACTGATTCCACCAATTGCCGCGGAGCGTAAAAGTTCCCTGTAAAGCCGAAACGACGCCCTGCTGGGCGTCTTTAGCTGTTTTGGTTAGCCCGATGGCCGTGCCGAACTCGAGCTGCTTGACGATCGATTGCCAGCTCGGCGGTTTAAGTGTTTGAATGACTTTCAGCCCGATCATTTCAACAGGAAAGCAAGCAAGCCGACCCAGAACATGGCAAACGCCATGGCTTTAAGATCAGACTGAGACGGGTTTCGCAGGATCAGGAACAAGATCCCGCCGACGATGCACACGATCAGCGATAAATAAACAATTATCTCTTTCATAACTACCTCTGTCTTTTAGAACTATCTTTGGCGTTCTTCCTCTATACCCTCGGCCTTGCCTTCCGCCCGGCTAATGACCTTTTCGACCTTAACAAGATGCTTCGTTTGTCCGTTTACCGAAGTTTCGATCCTTGTTCGTTGTTCACCTGCTTCATCTAATTTATTCGTAGTGCTCCGATGTTCGAAATAGCTCATCACCCTGCCGACTATCAGGGTCAGAAGTACGGTTCCGTTGCCGATAAGGGCGATAATTACAGCTTCGGACAGCATGTGGGCATTCCAAGACTTATAATCCGCTTATGTAACTAGACAGAGCATCCGTATAAGCCGCGAGTTGGGTGCCCGTAAAGGAATTTGGGTTATCAGGGTCATCACCCACGATCCCCGCAAATGTGTCGATGGCATTTGCGGCACTTGCCGCGAAACTGCCCGACAGATCGTCTGCGGTCGGCAATAGGGCCGCACTCAGATCGAGAGCTGAACTGTACGAAGAGTCGTTTAGAGATAGACGACCAACGATGATAATTATGATGATGACTTTCCTGCGTCTTCCTGGGCCGCTCATTGTGTTTTGTTTCTCCTATTTAGTGGCCGCGATTGTTTTTGCATCCGCCGCCTCTTTCTTTGCTCGCTCGATCTCGACCTTTTGCTCGGCGAGTTGCTGCCGTAATTGATCATTGATCGCGTCCTGCTTGCCGCGGTCGTAGTCCGCTACGGCGGCCTTGTCTTGAATCGCCTTGATCTGTGTGGCCTGGCTACCGAAATACCATCCGGCCGTGAAAACACCGCCGACGATCAGGAGCATCAGGGTAATGACCGTGCAAACCAGGCCGATCACTGTGGGATTAACCTTCCACCCTTTCGGGCTATCCGTATCAGCCATAAGCGTTCCCATCCAGATTAAGAATTTAATGGTCCGCGATAGCTCCCCGTCCTTCCGCGGAATACTTGCTGGCGTCTGAACGATTCTCCAAATCGGTTCTCGTGCGATGGCCGTATCATTCGGCATAGCATTTCCCTTTCCCATTGTTCACCTCTGCGTCGATCCGCAACGCTCGGGTGGGCTTCAAAAAGTAAAAAAGGCGGGCGAGTGCCTTACGAATTTATGCTCTAGAAAACACCAAGGTCCTCAACCCGCCCGCGAAAATGGATTTATTCGACGGGTGCAGGCACGTCCTGCGGGTCGATCTGGGTGACGCTGGTGCTTAGAGCGTCGAGATTGCTCTTAATAGTCGCAAGGGCTGATGTATTAAGATCAGGATGGGCATCGATAAAAGCCTGAACCTGAGCGGCCTCGGCAGCCACAGCAGCGGTCAGAGTGGTAATGGAATCATTGATACCCGCTACCTGGGCATCGAATTCGGCTTGTGTCGGCATAATATTTAATCTCCCTAAAATTTCTGATAACTGCTGCCCGATGTCCGAAGGCGGGCAGAACCTTTCTAACAGATCCTTCAAATCTGGCGTCACACCAAATGTGATGCGAATGTCCGAGCGGTCGGCTCCTGGCCAATGGCCAGGATTACTTCTGTCTCCCATAGCTTCCCTCAATATTTCAACCGACCCGTCAGTGTCTTTGTGCGAATAGAACGGGCTGAGTAAACCCCTGAGCCAGTCGAAAATATTCATTGTCCCGGGCTCTCGATCTCGCTTCTCTGTACGACCATGCCGTTTCGGAGCGTCACCTGCTCCTCGCCGGCCTCAAACGATTCCACAAGCAGGCCGAGGCGGGCGACAACTCCATCAAGTACGGCAGTATTGACATCCGGATTCTGGTCGATGAAGTCGGAAATATGCTGAACCTCGGATTCGATCATGGTTTTAACACTGATCATTGCTTCTTTTTCTTGAATAGATCCTTGAGCTTTTTGAAAATACCGATACCCTCTTGGGCGGCTTCGATCCCGAGATCGGCCTCGTCGACAAAGACGGCCCCGCCAGGCACGACACGGCCAAGCTCGGCGATCTCTTTCGCCTTATCGAGCTTGCGGCTTACGTCGGTAAGCGTCGGCTTTTTCTTTTGGTCGTTCACTTTAAGGAACTCGGCACGGTTGGTTTATTGCCAACGCCACCGTCTTTCAACCACTGGGCCAGATGGCCGAGATATATCAGGCCTTCTCCGATCACATCATCCGTGCCGGTATCGTTGTCGTCTTCAGCTTTCTTTGCTTCGCCTGCCGCCTCAACAATCGGAATAACCATTCCAACTAAAACTTTCCACCAATTTTTCATACTGAATGCTCCTTATCTGTCTTATGTTCTTCTGTTGTCTCGACCCTGCCTGTTAAGGTCGGCTGCTTTGGACGATTGGAAATGATCGCGGTAAGTAGTGCTCCGATCAGGCCGTCCAGTATCCGCGGTATAAAATCATCATGAGAGATCTGCCAGACGGTCAGAAAGCCCGCGACAAATACGCCGATGACGCACCAGGCGGGCAGCTCCTTGAGAAAATGAAGGACCGCTCCGTCGGGACGCTGAGGGATGCCTGTGATGGTCGCGGTGTTTTCCATATCGGTTTCAAAGCCCGAGTTCCTTCATGGTGTTAGGCCCGACGATGCCGTCCGGGCGAAGATGAAACGCGGCCTGAAATGCCTTGACCGCTTTCTGCGTCGCCGGCCCGAAATCGCCGTCGATCGTTACAGCAAAACCGTGGCCGGCTAATGCTGTTTGCAGAGATTTAACGGCCTCACCTTTAAAACCCAACCTTAGATTTACGGGACCTGCCTGGACGGGCTGTGTTGGCTGCGGAGAGGCCGTTAAATTCCATTCACTATCGTCGTCGTAAAGCTGCGGGTCCGCCGAGACGGATATGTGGCAATGATGCCGGTGGGCGTTGATGCCGTGATAGGGTTTCCATTTCGATATGTCGCCCTTAACGGTGATCTGTGCATTCCAGATCAGGTATTTAATGCGGGGATCTTTCGAGGCTTGGAGACTGGCGACGAGGACGCCGACATTCTCAGTCGGACTCAGATCGGCATCGATGTCCATTGCTGTCACGACACCGGCTTTATTCGGATTATGATCGGAAACCCGCTGTGAATGTGCCATATCACCGATCGTGCCATCGGAGGATCGGTCGCGATTCGGCCAAAGGGCGTTCACCTGGTCCCGCAGTTTCAATAAACTCTTGCATTCCCGCCAGCTCATATAACGGAAAGAGTAAGGTTTTTCGGCCTGATTTAATTTTTAGGGGTAGAAAATTGCTAAATCATGGCGTCTGTTGGGAAAAACAGACAGGTTGGACGGCCAGGCCCGGCGTTTAGGCGGACCTTTTGCAGGCGGATGAGGTTGGATTCTTCGAGTTTTTTGGTAACGGCGAGGACGTCAACGTCGGTAAAATCCGTCTCGCGGATCAGGTCGTTGACGCTCGACGCACCGATCTTGATCAGGCGTAGGACCTCGGCCTCTTTCTCGGCTTCGGTGTAGGCGAAATGTTTGCGGATGGCGTTGGCGGCACGGTAGAGCTCTTTTTTAACGAAGGCGTCAGGCGACTCGGCGGCCATCGCAGCGATCTTTTCGGCGGTTTCTCTTCCATACCGTCGCCGCTTTGATGTCATTTCCGCCATTGATGATGAGATTTTCCTATACGAATATGAAACGTGGGAGAAGCTTTCTCCTTAACAATTCCCGTTACAACACGATCCACAGAAACCGGTACATGCCGCCCAATCGAAAATGCCGCAGTTAATAGCTATCCGGCATCCACTGCAAGGCTGTCCACACGGGAGCCAGTCGTCACATCCTCCGGCCCAGGTGCGGTTGCAGTAAATGACCGCCACCGTAAATGCCGCCTTCTCCGTATGCGGTGCGGTTTGTTTAGGACGGCAGCTTGATACTACTTCTGTGTCGCCCGGGATCTAACTCTTTTTTGTGTTACAACTATTAAGATGCCTAAGCCCGACCAACATAACCCCGGCCCCAACACAGAATCCCGCCATGAAGATCAAAATAGAATCGCTCTGCGAATAAAAAGGAAGAAAACTATGGACGACTTGATGTACGCGTTCGCTGCTCTTGCTGTTCTTGGCGGTGTCGTTCTCACTCTCATTGGAATTTTCGCTGGCTTCGGGGATCATCGCA